AGGGATTCGCCTTGTACCAATTCCGCTCGTCCGTCCAATCGTCATCCTCGGAAAGCCCGAAAACCACAGGGTAAAACGACGGGTCGAACTTCCTCCTGGCGAGCAGGTCGGTCGACTTGGTATGCAGCTCATAGCAGATGCTGTTCTTGTTCGTGCCGGCCGTCGTGATTATGAAAAATAATGGCTGTTCACGGGCATCGCCGGAGCCTTTAGTCAGAACGTCGTAGAGCTTGCGGTCGGGCTGTGCGTGTATCTCATCGAATACCAGGCCGGACACGTTCAAACCGTGCTTCGTGCCTGTTTCTGCCGAAAGCACCTGGTAGAACCCGTTGTTGGAGTAGTTCATGATACGCTTGACCGCCGCTGCCACCTTCGACCGCTTTATGAGAGCGGGAGACATCAGCACCATCTGCTTTGCGACATCAAAAACGATAGACGCCTGGTTGCGGTCGCAAGCCGCGCCGTACACTTCGGCAGAAGGCTCACGGTCGGCGTAAAGGAGGTAGAGGGCAATGGCAGCGGCAAGCTCGGATTTACCGTTCTTCTTTGGTATCTCAACGAAAGCTGTGCGAAACTGTCGCTTGCCCTTTTCATCCACTATACCGAATACGTCGCGGACAATCTGCTCCTGCCAGGGCAAAAGCGTGAACTTCGTACCGGCCCACTTGCCTTTGGTGTGGCAGAGGTTTTCTATGAAGTTGACGGCACGGTCGGCTTTGCGTTCATCGTAATGGGAGGTCGGAAGAATAAACGGGGTAGGTTCATAGTTGAACGCCATCAATCCTCACCTCCAAGCAGACGCTCCATCTCGTCTGCGGGGTCGACAGCGCCCTCTCCGGCGATGATGCGGCTTCGTGCGGAGGGTGTCAGTCCGAACTGCTCGCAGAAGCGGAGCATAATTTTCATATTGGTCTGGGCGATGGAAACCTGCGGCACCTGCTGAAGATAACCGTTGGGAGTACGAACCATCGCTCCGTGCTGCGTGATGAATTCCTCTGCCTCCTTCCATCGTGCGTATGCCTGGCAGTACCCGGCGAAGGCAGCCATATCCATTTCGGTGAGCAATCCTATCTGTTCGAGGATTTTGCCCATACGCCGCCATTCCTTCTTAGCCTCCGCTTCGAGCCAGGCCGGGCAGCGAGGCGCTTTGCGCTCCGGCTTCGGCTCGTTCTCGTTAAGAGGGCGGCGGCCGGGGTTTCCCTCAAACTCCTTCAGAGCAGTAGGCTTTGGTTTCCTTCCTCGTTGTGCCATGCAGTACACCTCCTCTCGGTGAAAATTGGCAACAAAAAAGACCGCCGAAGCAGTCCGTCAAATCTATGTGTACGAGATACAGCCCCGTCAAGGGCTGTGGCTCGACAGTTGGTTTTGTGCGGGTTAGTGGTTTTCTCCGTGGAGAAGAATCTCGACTGCGAGCTGCGTGTTCGGGTCGGTCGGCTTGATGTCCCAGCCTCTGTCGTAGTTGCACACAATAATACCGTCACGCTTGAGCATCAGCTTTGAAATCCGACCGCCGTCGATGCCGAACCTGCTTCCCTCATCGAACTGCTTCATCCAGTAATGGAACACGCTGTCGTAAACCTTGAGACTTCCTTCTTTCCACATCTTATTTGCCCTCCTTTGCCTTGCGCTGGGCGTCGACCGTGACCTGCCAACGGCGGTCCATCTCGGTCATGAGGTCGTGGTCGCGGTTGATAAGCTCACGCTTGCGTTCCAGGGTGGCGGTTTTGTATTCGCTGCGGTTTTTGATAACCTCGGTTTCAAGTTCCTTGTAGGTCATGGTTTTCGGGTTCTTCATGGTGTTGCCTCCTCGTTTGTTTTCCCTTTCGGTAGGTACATATTCGCTCTAAAAGGGCTGAAAGTCCAGTCTTTTCGGAGCATAATATGTACAATTATTCGAGGAAGAACCTGTGTACATTATGGTTTCGGTACGGGCGCTTCAATAAACACATCGTCACAGTCGCAGCCCAGCATCTGCCCTCCGCACACAGGGCAGCGTTCACAGTCACAGCCCCAATGATGAATGCCGCCGACCATTGCTCCGCAGTCCCCGCATCGTTCACCTTGACCGAGGTCTGAACAAAAGTCCCGTGGGTCTCCGCAACGGATGCGGTCGTAGACCTTGCCGCCGATGTGAACTTTCCCGACCGTGCAGCCCTTTGCCGTCAGCATCTCTCGTCCGCAGACTTCACACTTTGCCATTTTCGTCCTCCCAAGCGTTCAGCTTACTGTAGCGGTCAACTCCGTAGACCAGGTTGAGGGAGCCGCCGTTATCCCAAGCAACGAGGATATTCGCCATATCGTCCACGCCTCGAACCGTGCCTTTCGTACCAGCGGGTGGAGCCTGGACATCGTCCATTTCAAGAAGGACAATCCGTGTGCCGGGCGGCAGACGCTTGCGGAGCCGCTCGACCGTCTGTTGCCGAGTATGCTCAAGCATATCATTCATCGTCGGTTTCATTATCGTCGTACTCCTCTCTCAAAATGGTATTCTCAAGGGCTTTGTCGAGTATGGCGGTGTCGAACCCGAACTTTTTGTAGGCATCCTCAATGCAGGTGTAGTACCTGTAGCTCGGCTCTCCGCACGGTCGGTTTTCGTGCATGATGTAAACCATCGCCTTGCGGGGCTTGCCGTCAAGCGGCACGGTCACCGTCTTTTTGTGGTAGAAATGAGGGAAGCCCTCGTAGCGGTCGAGCCGCTCCTCATCGAGCTTCGTGATTGCCCAAACAAGAACGGGAACCTTGTAGCCCTCTGCCTTCTCGACCGTGGCGTATGCGCCCGACAGAGAACCCTTGAATAAAAGCTGCCAGCCGTCCATTTCGGACTTGCCGAGCAGTTCAGCCGTTGGGCAGCGATACGCCATTTGCTCCGTATCCATGTTGCTGCCGTAGGCTATGTAGAGTGTCTTTTGCATTTTGCACCATCCTTTCTGAAGGTTCATATCCCTTCTACCACCTCAAGACCGCCGAAGCGGTCGGGAGGGGGCCTGCGGCTAATCCCTTCAAGCGGCATTTCGCCAGGCTGAGTTGCCTTCGAGGTGCTTGAGGAAGTGGAGACGGCAGGTTTTGAACTCGTCTCCGATGAGGCCCAGGCGGAGCATCCAGCATCTGAAGGCGTACTTCTCGTTGTCGGTAACCGTCCTTCTGCAGCTTGCCTTGCTCTGCGTCAAAGCCTGGTGGGTAACCGCAAGGCAAAACTGTATGTAGGCTTTAATCTCCCCTGCGTGGGTCGTGCCGTTGAAAAGTCTGAACTCGACCGTTCCCTTCGTGAAGGTAGCGTGGAGGTTCAAACCGTGGTATCGGCTGCGGTTGTAATGGTTATTCCTGTCAGTCGGGTAGTCGGCATACCAAATGTCCGCAAGCTGGCTCATGGTCTTCGGCTTTCTGCGGTTTATGGTTTCGAGGAGCCGCTCGTTGGTCTTTTTGCAGTAGCTCATCCTTGCGGGGTCGATTTGGAGGGCGCGGTAGAGGATGTCCTCCTTGCTTGCGATGATGTTCACAATGTTCCGCAGGGTCTGCGGTGTGAAACGCTCCGCTCCGACGTGAACGTGGATTCCGCAGGAGCTATTTGCGAAGGCTCCGTTGTGCCGAAGCTGCCGGACGATTTCCTGCAAGTCCTCGATGTCCTCGTACTGAAGGATGGGGCTGACCACTTCGCATTTGTAATCGCTGCCAGCCTGAACCACCCGGCCGTTTTCCTTGCGTTGAGCGTCGATGCTCATGTCGCTCATGGCTTTCCAGGTTCTGCCCTTGCGGTCGGTGGCGGTGTACGCGCTGTACCCAAGCCCTGCGTAGGTGGCGGTCGTTCCGAAGTAGGTGGCGATGGTTTCCGCTGCCTCTTTGCGGGTAATGCCCGTGAGTTCAATCTCGATTCCGAAGTTCTGATTTTTCATTTTGTTTCCATCCTTTCTTGCCCAGGCTGTGTGCCTTTCGGTACTGTATATATCACTCTAAAAGCACATAATATCCAGTCCTTTTTGCGATATATACCTGACAATTATTCGGATGAAAACAGGGGGCCTGCTTGTGTACATTATTCCTCTTCGGCATCCTCCGAGGGCGCAGTCTGAGCGGCTTTTCGGGCTGCGAGGCGAGCCTTGTGTTTCTCGGCATCAGCGGGCGTTCTGAACGCCGTGTGGCCGCGAAGTCCCCCGAGCAATGCTTTCCTCGACTCCTTGCCTCCTTCGCCCGTCAAGCCCAAACGCAGGAGCCAGGTGCGAAGGTAATACTTTTCGTTGTCGGGTTTCTGTTCGGTCGGCGAAACCCTCGTTGCTTCTTTTGCCCTCGCCACCATGAAAGCGGAAAGCTCTGCGTAGGCCCGGTTTTTATTGGGGTTTTCGGAAACGGGGAAGGTAAAGGTCACCTTGTCCTCTCCGAAGACGATGCCCGTCATGTCGCCCGTGTCCGCCGACAGAGCCGCGCAGAAAGCCTCGTAGTCGGAGGGCGGGTTCGTTTCCAAAGCCTCGACCAGTGAGTCGCTTACGGCAAACGTGTCGCGGCGTGTGACCCTGTTGAGAAGGTACTGTTTGGCGTGGAGCGTGAACACCAGGTTCTTAAGGGCGTTCATGTCTGCGGTGTCAATCGGAACGCTGATTTCCAACTCGTCGACTTCGTCCGCTCGGTCGATGAACCCTCTCTGGGCAAGTCCCTCGATAAGATTCTCGACCTCTTCGCTATCGGCGCGGTCATCGAAGGAAATGACGCTGTCGCGCCCGATAGTGAAGTAGTCTACGGTGTAGGAGAAGCTGGGCGGTCCGTCGTACTTTGCCTCCGCGCCTGTGATTTCTGCGACTGCCTTAACCAGCGCCTTTCTGTCCTGCGTGTTTGTTTTGAGTTCCATGTGGATACCA